GACCGGCGAAACCATCTGGACCGAGGCAGACGTCAACGCCGCGGTCATCAAACACCCGCGCGCCGCGACTTGCACGACGGCCGGCGTTGCATCGCTCTATGCGAGCGGCGGCACGGCGGTCAATGACCGGATCGCTCTGAGCCGGGATCGCGTCAAGATCGCGATTGCTCAAGGCGGCAACGCCAAGACGGGCACCTTTGTTATTACCGTAGACGACGGGCGGTAAATCATGGGAACCGAAACTTGGTATGTGCTCGAGGACGGTTCCGCGGGCGACCCCCGCGAAATCGCCCCCGATAAGGACGGCATCCTGCGCCACAAGGACGGACGCGCGGTGGCTTACGCCCCGCACGGCCCGCGCTCGCGCAGCGTTGATACCGATGACTTGCCGGCCGCCGCAAAACGCGGAGGCCGCAAGCCGGATAAGGACGCAGAGACGCCGGAAACGGCAGACATGCAGCCGGAAACCCCAAAGCGCGGGTATAAGACCCGCGAGAGCAAGGCAGACTAGGTGGCCAACTTGCTTGCACGCATTCTCCCCTCGTGGGCTGCAAAAGCCTCCGAGGGGGAATACCGTCCCGGCCCTTATCAGCTTTCGGACGGCTGGCTTTCGCAGAAGGCCGGCCGCTTCTGGAATTTCTGGCAAATGGGCTATTCCGCGCAGCCTTACGGCGAGGCCGGCGCGATGGTCGAGGCGTGCATTTCTGCATATGCCCAGACGATCGCAATGTGCCCCGGCGACCACTGGCAGAATACGCCAGATGGCGGTCGCCAGCGCATCACGACTTCGGCGTTGAGCCGTGTCATTCGCAAGCCGAACGACTATCAGACGATCTCCGATTTCCTGTTGAACCTCGCGCGCACGCTGTATGAGCGCGGCGAAAGCTATGCCTATGCAGCGCGGAACGATCGCAACGAGATCGTTGAGTTGCATTTGATGAAGTTCGGGCAACCGATGATTGGCACCGACGGGTCGATTTACTACCATCTTTCGGGGAACGAGATCGCCGATCGCCGGTTCGCTTTGCTGCTTTCTCTGCCTATTCCGGCCCGTGATGTACTGCACGTCCGGCTGCATACGCCGCAACACCCGCTCAAGGGCGTCAGCCCGATCCTCGCGTCGGCGCTCGAGCGCGCGATGGCCGGCGCCGCGCTCAATCAGCAAGTGGCGTTTTACATCAATCAGGCGCGGCCGTCGTTTATGCTTGAGACGGATCAGCAGCTAAGCGCAGAGCAGACGCAACAACTGCGCTTGCGGTGGGATGAACAGACACAAGGCGAGAACGCAGGCGGGACGCCGATCCTCGCATGGGGGCTCAAGGCTAAGCCGGTTTCAATGTCCGCGGCTGATGCGCGCTTGGCCGATATGCTCAAGATTGCGAACGAAAGCATTGCGCTCGCGTTTCGAATGCCGCTCGCCGTGCTCGGCATCGGCGCTACGCCGTTCGCCTCGACCGAGGCGCTCATGTCATCTTGGAAAGCGTCGGGCCTCGGCTTCGCGCTCAATCACATCGAGGAAGCTTTCGGACTTCTGTTTCGGCTCAAAGGTCAGCCCGACGAATATCTCGAGTTCGATACCGAAGCGCTGATGCGTTCGAACTTCAAAGACCGCATCGACGGTTTGGCCAAAGGTGTGATCAGCGGCATCTATGCGCCGGATGAGGCCCGCAACAAAGAAGGGCTGCCGACCGTCCCCGGCGGCCACGGAACCGAGCCGCGCGTTCAGCAGCAAGTCGTGCCGCTGAGTTACGGCAGCGAAATGAAGCCGCCAACGCCGCAAGTCGCAGCGCCGAACAATCCAGACGAGGGAAGCGATGACGACGATGCTGACGAGCGAACAGCCAAAGACTTCTCACGCACGATCGAGTTCGCCGTCGCCGCGCGAGATACTGAACAGATACATTGACGGCGCGACTGATGTTCTCTCGCGCACGATCGTCGCATTCCAGCGCGAAGCCGAGCGCGAGCGGCAGTTGCGGGACGCGCAGTTCGCCGTCCGCATGGCCGAGCTTGGTTCGAAAATTCAGACCGTCGAGGAATTGGAGCGGCGCTTAGCCGATCGCCTCACGACAATTAAAGACGGCACCGATGGCCGATCTGTTGGCATCAATGACGTCCGGCCTGTCGTTAAAGAATACGTCGAGCATGTTCTCGCCGGTTGGGATCGTCCGAAAGACGGCGCGAGCGTCACCGTTGACGACGTCGAGCCCGTGTTGCGCGACATGGTCGAAGCCGCTGTCGCGCGCATCCCCGCTCCGAAAGACGGCGCGCCCGGAAAAGACGGCACGAGCGTTGATCCTGAACTGGTCCGTCAATGGATTGCCGACGCCGTTGCGCTCATTCCGCCGGCGCCCGCTGGAAAGGACGCCGACCCGGCATTGGTTGCAAGACTCGTCGGCGAGAAAGTGCGCGAAGCGGTTGACGCTCTGCCGCCCCCCGAAAAGGGGGAGAGGGGCGAGAAGGGGGATGCGGGGCCGGCCGGAAGTCTGCCGCTCGTCGAGGACTGGCAAGATCGCGTTTATTACCAGGGCGAAGTTTGCTCGCTCGGCGGCGCGGTCTTCCAGGCGCGCAAGGATACCGGCAAAGAGCCGGGCCATTCTGACTGGCGTTGTATTGTTGAGCGCGGCGCCGATGGTGAGCACGGCAAAAAAGGCGATCCGGGTCCGCAGGGCAAGCAGGGTAAAGCGGGTCCGCGCGGCGAGCGCGGCGCAGCCGCGGTGCGCTCGCGTCTCTCCGAGGACGGTCAGCACATGATAACGAAATTTAGCGACGGATCGGAAGTCGTTTGCGACCTCTACCCCGTATTTTCAAAGGTGCTTTGATGGAGCCCGCATTTCGCACCGTCGCGCCGGCGGAAACGCCAGTCACGCTTGCCGAAGTCAAGGCGCATTGTCGGGTTGGCGAGAACGATGACGACGCGGTCCTTTCGGGATTACTCGCTGCGGCAACCGATTATATCGACGGACCGCAAGGGTTGCTAGGCAAGTGCATGGTGACACAGACGTGGGTCCAGAAACTTGAGGATTTTGCCGACTGCGTTCGACTGACTGTTGCGCCCGTCGCATCCGTTTCGACTATCACATATTACGACGCCGACAACGCAGAGCAGACACTTTCAGCGACGGTTTACGAACTGAGGCGCGACACGCTCGGCGCTTACGTTGCTCTGAAATCCGATCAGTCTTGGCCAACGATCTATGACCGCAAGGACGCCGTCACGATCACGTTTTTTGCCGGCGTTGCCGCAGCGGACGTGCCGGACACGCTCAAGACTGCCGTTTTGATGCTGGTTTCCCATTGGGATGAAAACCGCGACGGCGGGAGCGAAATCCCGAATAGCGTTCGGCATCTTGTCGGCATACGCCGCGAAATGTTTGTTTGATTGCAGCCATAACAAAGGAACACGAAAATGACCGATGTATCCATCACAGCCGCGAACGTCGTCAAGGGCGCCGACGCGATGACCGAGCAGGGCACGGCCGGCGCCACGATCACAGCCGGGCAGACTGTCTACCTCGACGACGCGACCGGAAAATTTCTTTTGTCGGACAACAACGCCGCGGGCAAAAAGACGGTTCGCGGGATCGCCTTGCACGGCGCTTCACTCAATCAGCCGCTAACCATTCAGAAGCGCGGGGACATTACGATCGGCGGCACGCTTACGGCGGGCTCTGGATACTACCTTTCGGGGACCGCCGGCGGTATCGCTCCCGTCGCCGACATTACGTCGGGAATGGACGTAGTATTCCTCGGGCTTGCTAAGAGCACCAGCGTTCTCGCGCTCGATATTCGCGTCCCGGCCGTCACGCTCTAATGGCGTTCAAAGCCGGAAAGCTGACCTATCGTCTGCAATTTTCGGTAAGGACGGCACCCGTGGACGATGGCTATGGCAACGTCGTCTCGGGTGAATGGACGCCGCAATTTGATGCGCGTTGCCATATCATGTTTCTGAAAGGGTCGGAGAGTGTACTTGCGTCCCGACTCGAAGCCAGGTCGCCGGTCATCATCGGCCTTCGAAATAGCGCAAATGCCCGCCGCGTAACGCACGAGTGGCGCGCGACTGATTTGAACACGGGAATTGTTTACGAGATCAAGGAACAGCCCCGGCCGTCCGACGATCGATCGCACTTTGAAATGCTGGCCATGTCGGGAGTTGCGGCGTAGTGGCGGTTAAGGGGCTGACTGAGTTTAAGCGCAAACTCGCGCGCATCCCCAAGGCTGCGAAAGAGCACGCCGCGCTGTCGGTCGTCAAAAGCGGCAACGAATTGGCCGCTCTGCAAAAGCGGCTCGCGCCAGTCGATGATAGCGACCTGAAAAATAGCGTCACGGTCACGCCGCCGGGCGG